GCATTTCGTTCCCTTCTACCTGTGACCCGCCTTTTGCATCCACATTGACAACAACAGAAGTATTACCGCCTAATTTATGATTCGGGGTGATGTGACCGCCCTTACTACCCAGACGTAATAATTCAGGGCCACGCTCTCCTACTAAATAACTTCTACCAGCGCCAACAGGGCCACCCATTGCTTTCGGTGCAAACTCTCCCGCTAAATTTCCAACTTGCGATCCAATAGACGAGCCTTTAAATAAACCACCGATAAAATTGCTAAACGGCGCGGTGATTGTTTGCTGTATTGCTATACGGATCATGTCTTTAATAATGCTATTTGCTAAATCCTTAAACGCTAATTTGCCCGAGGTGACAAATTCAACCAAACTGTCCTCCATCTTTTTAATGCCTTTAATCACTACATCAGACATTGCTTCGCCAACTGTTTTAATTGAGTCTCTAAAAGTATCAATTTTTGATTTCATTTGTGTACTGAAAGTCTTATCTAATTCTTTTCCAAATTTATTTGCTTCAACTGTTCCTTCCGCAAAATATGACGCAGGTGCATTTTCAGTACCTCCAATAATTGAATCAAAAAGTTCTTTATTAGTCTTAAAACGATTAGCGAAGCCTGAACGCCATTCAGCTTTTGTTTCATCCATACCAGTAAAATCACCTTTTAACCATTTGCCAATAATTTCCTTTGTCGTTTTTGCAAGTTGTATTAATTCTTCAGCCAACGCAATAGCCCCCATGATGGAAAAAGCAACGCCCCTAATTGCAATTTCGATAACTTTAAATAATCCTGCCCAATCTTTTTCACTGTCAAACACATCAGAGAACACACCAACTAATTGGTTTAGCGTTGGCAATAAAGCATCTGCTAATAGTTTCCTAAACCCATCAAAACCAAAACTCAACTTTGTTAATTGATCATTAAAATATTCTGCGTTCGCTGCAAACCCCTCGCTCGTTTCATAGTTCCACTTTTCTAGTTCTTCTCGACCTTCATTTAACAAAGGAATTAATTGCGCCCCTGATCGACCAAATATTTCCATTGCAAGCGCCGCCTTTGTTGCCCCGTTAGGCATATTTGAAAAACGATCTGCAATATCACCTAAGAGAACCTCAGAACTTTTTAAATTTCCGTCTGAATCTCTAACGCTTATGCCCAATGCTTCATAACTTTCCGAATAAGTTTTTATGCCTTGATCTGCTTCTCTTTGTGATTGTGCTAAACGTCTTAAACCCTTTTCAATTGTTGATTGTTCAACCCCTGCTAATTTTCCGGCGTTTACATAGGCTTGTAGTGAATCCGCCGCAATTCCTGTTTGCCTGCTTAGTTTTCCAAATGCGTCAGCCTGATTTATTGCACCTGTAACAAATCGACTAAATGTCCCCGCCGTCAATATCAAGGCCATCGCCTTAAACGCCGTGTTGACGCTTAAGGCTGCCATTCGTACATTCTTCAACCTTCCCTGTAACCCCTGCATGGAGTTACCCATTCTTTTTATTGCAGCCTGCCCCGTCGTTTTCGCGGCAATTATCATATCGAACTTAGCCGCCATTATTTCTTATCCTTATTTAAAATTTCAATCGCCTTGATCTCCATAACCTGTAGATCTTCGATAACCGACTTGAGATCATCATACTCGTATAGCTGAGCAATGGCTAATACTGAGTCGTAGCAAAAACCTGTAACCTGACCCAACCCGCTAATTCTCCATTGAGTTTGACAACGGATAAATAAATCAAAAGCGTTTAAGTGTTCTGGCCATAAATAAAATTGTTCCTCTTTCGTTTCAGGCAATACAACGCCGAAGGCTTTCGCGGCTGCCTCTAGCTCATCTTTATTATCTTTATTATTTTTAAAAATATAATCAACCGCCTTTGTTAGTTTTTTGTTTTCTCTCCTGTAACTGAATCAATATATGTTTTTGCGATTTCAATTCCGACTAATGGTTTTTCAAGTAATTGATCAAAAGCCTCATCAGTAAAAGGTATTTGTTCATCATTTGCATCTAAAATATCTTTCCAACCAACAACAACTTCTTTAGCAAACTTTCGCGCAGCCTCAAACATTACATCCATTTTTGTATTCATTAACTTCTTTTGATATGCTTCGATCTTTGATTGTTCTATTCTTTTAAATACACAATAAAAATTTTGCTTTTCATATTTGCCGTTATCAACTGGAACTTTTAATTCAATTTTCCATGAATAGGTATCTGATTTGCCAAGGACTAAAGGCACTTAAATTTAATACGTCTAAATATCAGGGTAGACCCAATTAACAACTAAAGCAATATCAACTAAAAAGTAAAGTGAACTCATCATTGCCACTATTAGGTAAGGCTCTATAAGCAATATCCAACATTTGATAACCCTCGTTCTCGCCTTGTCCAATTGTTTCTAACTGTGTTTGACCTGCTGTAAATGTAATCTTCGAACCTGTTGTTTGCCCGTGTTGATGAGTCAGGTTCCCTGTTGCTGTTGAATTAGTAATTTCATAAAAGTTTTTTGTTCCTAGTGCAACCGATTCAATAGAAACACTTCCTGAACTTGCGCGGTCTGTAATCCTGACCTGTTTTGAACTTCCTACTAATTCAGAATAGTAAAGATTGTTATTTTGCTCAAAGCTAAATGAACTTAATGCTCCCGCGTAAGAATGCAATTGGAAAGCAGTTGTGTTTGTACTGTTCGCGACCTTTGGCACTAATTGAGCATAAGTTGGGGTGAGTATCGTTGTTGCAGTTGGCGCGTTATACAATCCTAAAAAGTTAAATACAAATTTTGGTGTATCGCCTGCCTCTATTTGATATGTAAAACTCCCTCTTGCACCTGTCATTTTATGTAATGATCCATCTATATATATACCAATGGTCAAACTATCCGCCGTTTCTAAATTGGTCTCTGGGGTGAATGTATTTGTAGAAGCTTGATCATCGTGTACTAAGCCACATCCCAGTAATAGGTCTGTATAGTCAGGCGCGGTTCCTGCTGTGCCCGACGGAGTAGCCGAAACAGTTAAAGTTAAACTGACATGAGTATTAGTTTGTATAAAAGGTCTAGACCCAAATTTTCCATCAATGGTATTTCGATCTAACGCCGTTGCCGCTACTGGTTCAATTGAAACTTCAGTCGCTAAGACCGCATCGGTTCCCGCCAATGTAGCCGCCGACGCATAAGAACTTTCTTTCTTGGCTGCTACCAGCGTCTTCTTTGTTCGTAATACAGCCATCTAACCAAATCAAATTTACGATATGTCTACATATTAAACGAAACTTGGTATTAAAGCTTAGACAGATGCCAAATTATTATTTAATGTCCGATATTGAATTTCATACGAACAGGTAACAATTCCGGCGGGTTGATCTGCGTCAATATTTTCGTTCGTTGTCGTGGTCAAATAAATATCACTGATCAAATTATTTAAAGTTGCATTAGTCATAATTTTATTATGCAAACTTTCGACAATCGGATCTGCAACTTCATCAGGCGTATCACCTCGAACGATTACAGAAATATCAATTGTAAGTGTGTGATCAAGTGTTGCTAGTGAGGTTGTTTGTGTTGCCGTATCATTTGACCAAGACACCAAAAGAGCCGGACTTTCTGCCCGTGTTATATGCTTTCTCGTCTCGTTGTCATTAGACCTTAGATAAAGATACTTGTCGGGTTAGGCCATCAATATTAGCTTCATTTACTCGCACCGTATAACTCACATCATTTCCATTCGCATCTTGCACTGTTAATGTATCGCCAAATTTTAAAGAACTAAAATCAGAATCTTTTACGTGTAAAACATAATCAACAGCTAAAACTTCACCGCCTGCCAAAACTGATGTAGGTTGATCTAAGTAACCACGTCCAACAATAGTTCCAGACTTGACCAATGAAGTCTCATCAACGTTAAAAATTGCGTCTAGTGAATCAGTCGCTATTGACATTTGCTTTTACCTTTTTTGTTTTTGATGCAGTTGGTGGAGTTGGAGGTAAAAAAGCCTCTGGCATTGAACATTCTTCAACCGATTCTGTTGATTCCTCTGCTTTTTTCATGCGAATTAATATTTCAGCGTCTTTATCACTTACGTCGTAATTTTTGCCAACCTCTAAGGATTGACCGCTAGCGCTTGTGTTTTTTAATGCTTTGATTTTCATAAGAAAAAAAAGGGGCCGTTTCCGACCCCCCGATTTAGTTAGCTAAGTGCGTCTTTAATCGCTGCAAAGCTTTGAGCATGAGCCACAGCTACATCCATCGTTGTTACTGC